TTCCCCTACATCTAAACCGTTAGCTGCAGGGTCATTAGTATTAGTTACATTTCTTTTATGTTTAATTTTGTTATCTGCCATGAGTTACCCCTATGTGAATGTTCCGCCATCTATATCTTGATATGCAAGAGCTGATCCATTAGATACTAAGATCTTACCTGAAGTTCCTACTGCGTTTAATCCTGTTCCACCATACGCTGTTCCGATTGGTGTGCCTTGCCAAACACCAGTACTAATAGTACCAATGCTAGATAGATTTGAAAGAGTATCAATTGCAGCTTCAATAGTTGCTTCTGTTGTTGCATCAAGAGCGTCTACATTTTGAAGTGTCAAAGCTCCAGAACCGTCATCAGAGAAAGGTGTTGAACCTCCTACTGTTAGTCCTGTATTTCCTGTTTCAATATTAGATTTTAAGACACCAATAGAGCCTGTGAAAACACTGTTTGTATCTGTTGCATCTGGAATAAGTACGAACTTGCCATCAGAATCATCAAATCCCATAAAGGCTGTCTTTGCTCCAGAGCTGTTGTACTTCATTGATATACCACGATCTAGGTTATCATCTGAACTTGAAGACCCTAATTCAAATATTGGGTCAGCGATTGAAACAGTAGTTGAGTTAACAGTAGTAGTTGTACCAGCTACCGTTAAGTTACCTGTAACTGTTACGTTATCTCCAAAAGTTACTTCTGAAGTTGTGTGTCCTACTGTTACTGCTATACCACTTGTTTCAGTAGCAATTTTTAATGCTCCTGTATCGTTCTCAATATAAGAGTTTGTACCGTCATGATATAGTTTTAAGTCGTCACCAGTACCAAGTTTGACATTGGCATTATCTGGCATATCAACGTGTGTAGTAGGACTAAGTACGCCTGTTACACCAAGTGTGCCACCAACTGTTGTATTACCAGCTATTGCAGTTGTTGAACTAGCAACAGTAGCATGTGGTGTCAAAGTTATTTGTGCAACACTTGAACCTGATATGTCATTGTTAAATGTTAAAGTGTTAGAAGTTGCGTTTACAAGGCTCCAGTCGTCTCCATTATCATCAGACTCGTCTGCTGATAAAAGTAAGGTTGCTGATTCGCCCTCTGTTGCAGTTACTGATAAAGTATCAGTTGTCATTGCAACATTACCACTTCCATTTGGTGCGATTGTTAAGTCGCCATTTGTGTTCGTTGTAGATACTGTGTTTCCATTTATATTTACGTTATCTACTTGTAATGCTGTAAGAGTACCAACAGATGTTACGTTTGGTACTGTTGTAAGTGAGCTAGAAAAGAAAGTTGTATAATCACTTAAAGCAACTTGTTTCATTACACCTGCATCGTTAGTTACGATTCTATCTGCAGCTATAAGTGTAGTTGATGTTGCTGAAGTATCTCCATCTATGATATTAAGCTCTGTAGTTGTAAGTGTTACACCATCAAGAGTATCAAATTCAGACGCAGTTACTCCTGTGTCAAATAAGTCTTTTCCATATGTTAAAGAAGCTACAGTTGCTGTAGTACCGTCTAGTTTATTTAGTTCTGCTGCTGTAGAAGTTACTAATGTATCTGAGCCAGAAGTTCCTAAGTATAAAGCTGCGGTTCTCAATTCAGAGTTAGATTTATTAGAGTCTGCTATTAGTACCGAACTTGCGGTTGTAGTCCCATGAACATGATCCATAAGATTTGTAAAGTAATTTCCGCCAATTACTGTTACAGCGTTACTGTTAGCAGGATCACCAATAAATACTCTCTGACCATTATTGCCTTGAGTTCCAGCTCCCCCTGTGAATGCAAGTTCCCCTGCACTTAATGACGAGGGCGCGGAATTCCCTGTCGATCTTTTTATTTTAATTATATTATTAGCCATTTAGAATGAGCCTCCATCAAGTTGCATCATCGTTTCGACGTCGCCCCCTGCTCCGGCAAGTGTTTGCCATTGTGTTCCCCTGTATACCTTGAGTTCGTCATCATCAGTGTCATACCACAAATCCCCTTCGTTCAATTGTGAACCAGTAGGTGTTGTGGCTTGCATAAAGTAGTCTCCTGAGAGCTCATCTAATGCAGCTTGAACATTAGTTGATGACATTCTGCCTGTTGGGGCATATACAATATCAGTAGCATTTGCACCTGATATTGCTGTATTCATTGTTAAAGTTGTGGAATCACCAGATATACTATACTCTGTACTTGAACCTGAAATGGTAAGAGTAGTATTTGCTCCTGGTGAAATCGTTAAGGTTGTTGCCATTTATCGTGTGATTTCCCTGTCAAGTGTGACAGTTCCCTTAATAAGACGAGAGACTGCTGCGTCCCCCGAAGTAAAAACCTCTAAATCATATACGTATTGTCCTGCAGTTGCGCTGGACGAAGTGGCGGCAGGCAAGTTCATCTTTACCTTACCATTAGTTGGTGTAGGTATAGTGCATGTAAAACTAAATGCAACAGAAGAATCCTCTTCTGACGATCTCGCTTGAGCTCGTGCTGAGTATCCAGTTAAGTTCTTAACTGACCCATCTTCTTTTACTTCAATTTCAATGTTATAGTCTGACCCTTGGTCTACCTCGATGTTATAAGTTGCAGCTGCCATATCTTTTATTTTTCTCCTTACCCTAAATTATACTAAAATTAGGGGAGAAAGTCAAGATAAATTTTTTGGCACCTCCTCTAAAATTGAGAGTTATTTTGCGTGATTAGGTTTGACAGTTTGACTTATGTCGTGAAAACGTGGCAGATAGCCACGCCTATTATTATTTTATCTATCTTGTGGAGGAGTGTAACTACTCCCTGAGAAAGTATACGAAGGAACTGAGCTACTATTTGCTGCTGCCCAAGTGTCATAGTCATCTTTAGTTACTTTTACAAGTTTTAAAGTTCTATTTGATCGTTGACTAAGTTCTGTGCCTTCTAAAGTATGATAAGGTCTTAAACTAGTAATGTATTGAGGGTCAAGGCTATTAGTATAAGAAGTGCAATTTAGTTCTGTAAATAGTGCTACATCAAGTAGTTTTGCAGCTTCATTCATCAATCCTTGACCTCTTAATGCTGGAAGTGCTGCATTAAATACTATCTCTGCTTTTTTGTTCTCTATTTTCAAAGTTCTAAAACCAACAAAACTATTATCTGATACTTTACATACAGCAAAACTTTCAAAGTATCTTGCATTATCTTTATAAGGTCTTTCTAAGTACCGCAAGCTCTGTAAATGAGGTCTCATTACATTTTTTGTTTCATCAACAGAAAAAGGAAACCATGACCAGTCAACTAAACAAGCATGGATATTTGTTAGGTCATTTACTACCATTTCTCGCAAATATACATTTGGCCCTCTTATAAACTCTACACTCATATTGGGTCTCCTGGGTATTTTGGATACATTGTATAATCAAATATCCAAGCTTTATAGTGGTCTGTTTTTGTATAAGCTTCCCACTCCTCATAAGTAGTTGTTGTTTCTTTGTAGGAAGGATTTAATTGTTTATGTCCCCCTTCATAAATAATTCCTGTTTTTTCACTTGTTAAGTTATGTCCTTGCAGAGAGCCTGTATCTGTTCTTTCTCGCATAGTTATGCTTTTCATTCCATAGTGTTCCCATGCGCCTCTAAATAAAATTTGATTTGCCTCAGCATATATACCTTGTAGTCTGTGTTCTGGAGCTGTTGCATTAAAATAATGATCTACATGAGTTCCATATTGATAACATCTATTTATAAAAACAGGAAGATCATTGCTTTTTAAACAAAATAGAGTAGTTGATTCTGCTCCTTCCATTCCGTCATGGTAAGGGGCTTGCCAACCTTTATCTTTTATAGCCCATGTGCGTGTAAGATGCAATGCCTTTTCATCAGTTAAAGGCCAGTCTTCCCAATCAGAAAGTATCCTTTGAACATGCTCTACGTCTGTGTCTAAAAGTCCTCTTGAGTATAGAGTGGGACCATATGCTCTACATGTGCAGTCAAATGTGCTCATTTAATTTTCTCCAAATAATTTTTTATAATCTACTAGTAAATATCCATTTTCATCTTCTGTGATTGCTTCTGGATTTGTTTTTTGAACTTCTTGTGCCATAACACCTACAGTCTCACTTTCTACTTCTAGAGAGCGAGCTAAACTATTCCATTTCCATGTATAAATATTATGACCATTTTGAGTTCCTATGTGTTGTATATTTTCTTTTAATCTCATATCAGAATTTTTTCCGAAGTCTCCAAGAATTGTTGCTTGTGCAAACACTTTTGTTTCTACATTTGATTTTGTTATTGTACAAGTAACAAGAGCCGACCCATTGTTGCCAAATGATATATTAGGGCTACCACTTGTAGAGCCCGATGAAAGAGTAATATTACCAGCCCCCGTTCCTGAAGCTGTAATAGCTGATGTTATAGTTGTTGTTGCAAGTGTAGTGCTTCCTTGTTTAAATGTAACTACAGATGTATATGCGGAGTTTGGCGTATATGTAGACCCATTATCTCCTGAGTGATATAACATAAAGGATTGTGTATTTGATACACTTACTCCTGCCGCTCCAGTTGCTCCTTGTGCTCCTTGTGCTCCTTGTAGGCCTTGTGCTCCTTGTAGGCCTTGACCTCCTTGATTTCCTTGATTTCCTTGACTTCCAATTTTTGATTTACTGAAAGATTGTTGTAATGTTGTTGAAAAAGCGGTTCCATCTGCTCTTTTTCCTGAAACTGTATAAATAATTAATGCTGTATCTGCACTATTTGACATTGCACTATGATTTCCAACGGTTACAAAATTCCCACTATCTGTAAAAGTAGTGTTGCCTGTTATATTCGTATCGGTAGTTATTTGAATTTTAAATCTATTTGCAGCAGTACCTACCGCATCATATACTACATTTGTTGCTCCTTCAAATACCTCAATAGTTGTACCTGACCCAGTATAGCTACTTACTACTCCTGCATTAGATGCTGGGAAAACGTGAGCGGAGTTTGATAATACAAAACTCATACCATCTATCCCTGCAGCACCTTGAGAACCTTGAGCACCTTGACCACCTTGCGCACCTTGTGCACCTTGCGCACCTTGCGCACCTTGCGCACCTTGAGAACCATCTGAACCTGGCTTTACGCCAAATATACTAATAGTGTCGAAAGCGACTTCAGTTTGATCGCCGTCTGATACTCCAACTCTAAGCGTTTTTGGAGTTGAAAAGTGAGAACTAGGAACATTGAATGTAAAAGTATCGTGAATAGCACTTGCTCCATCTGTAAAACTTGTTTCATCTGTAATTCCATCTCCAGTAAATTTAAAGAAAGGGTTAGTAAAGTTCTGCACTGATGCAGCTAAAAGAATTGTACTTGAGGGCGATGGGCTACTACCTGCTGCATTATATACGATTGAGTAATCCGCAGCTGAAAGTTGTACAACTTTTCCTGCCGCACCTGCTGCACCTGGAGAGCCGTCGGATCCATCAGTTGCTTTTGTAAATGTTTGTATTTTTGTAAAAGATGCGCTTGTTCCTAGTGAATTTTTAACTGTTACTGTAAATTCAATGGAGGCAGTTTGTGCAGTACAACTACTTGCATTTGCAAATCGTCTTGTATATGTAGAAACAGTTGATGCAGCCCCAGCAGTTATATTAGTTGCAGAAGCAGCGACAGTAAATTGGTTATTTCCAGTACCATATGCAAGTGGAGTACTTCCTTTAAATACTCGAATATCAGTTCCTGAATTAGTGTATGTTACTGTGCCTCCTGAAGTAGTGGGTAAGGCATGAGTCTCGTTTGTTACAATTACAGTTATTGCATCTTCACCATCTTGAATACCAAATACAGATACAGAGTCCGTAGCTTTCTCTACTCCATCATCAAATAATGTTACTTTTACAGTTTTCGCTGCTCCAGACGCGGGCTCATCACTACCTGCCATTTGGTAAGTAGCACTTGTGCCTGCTGCTTGCTTTGTTGTTCCGTCTACATCAAATTTGAATGTTGCAGTTCCAAGAACTCCCTGTGCTGCTGCTGTAAAGTTAAGAGTTGTGCTTTCCCCTCCATCGATATCATATGGGATAACATATTTATCCGCTGTAAGTCTTACTGTATGTTGTAAGATACCTGATGCAAGGTCATTTGCTTGTATCTCTTCTGCATTATATCCACATAAAGTGGTAAGGGTATAATTAGTGCTACTATCTGTAGTTACTTTTGCAATTACAGTATCAAAGTTGTAATCTGGTCTAAATGTCTGATAGGCTGCTGTTGCTCCTGAATAAGTTCTGCCTGCTGCAGCATCTACAGTCATTTGGGTATCTGAAGTAATCTTTGTAACTCTAAAATAGTCACTTGTAGCGTTATAAGAAGTACCTGATCCTATCTTTATAAAATCTCCTACTTGAAATTCGCCATCAAAATTTGTACTACTTCCTGTAACAGTTGTAGTTCCTACTGTCATACTTACTGTTCCTGTAGCCGCTGTAAGACCATTATTACTTGCTCCTACTTCTTTCCAATATGTAAACCTTTGTTTAGTTCCACCTGTAGCAGATATACTTGTAGTGTCGATTGCTAGTTCAATTGCTTTCAAATCGGGAACACTATGGTCTACAACTAAGTAAGCTGTTGCACTTGCTCCCATTCCATTAAAATCTTGTGTGCCTTTCGCTGCACTTGCGGAACTAACTGTAAGAGCATTTCCTATTGGATTTACAAATCTATATGTTTGTGTTGCCCCTGCCCCTAAAGAAACTGTGCTTCCTGATATAGAAAGTGTTGTGCTTAAGTCTCCACCAGTTGGTAATAAGTATGTTCTTGCTCCTGGGTGTGAAGGCAGGTTAGTTCCTGTTCCACCTTCTACAGCTACCCACGGAGAATAGTTTCCTAGAATATTTTTAACTCTAACTCTAACTCTATATGTTCCTAAATTAATATTTGGTATTTCAAAACTTGTACCCCCTCTAACTACTGCTACTTCATAAATATTTGTAGATGTTTTTGATTGTGTAAAGGTGTGTTCGATTTCATAAGATTCAATATATTCATATTCTGAATTTATTGCATTTCCGTCACTATCTGTACGACTTGTAGTTGGTGCTATCCAACTTATTGTAGCTTTATTTGCCGAAACACTATCAGGAATATAAGTACTAGTTGTAACAGCAGGGTTACCTGCAGTTACTGGAGATACTTCTACTGCGACACCTGTTACGGCGGGTACAGCATCTCCGAATTTAAGATCTGTGTATGTTGGAACACTATATTTCCAACCTCTGTCTACTTCTGTAAATTTATCGTCAACATACTCAAGAGCTGAAATGGCAAAAGTTTGCTTATCTGTATCTTCTTGTATAGAGGCTATTTGATATTTTTTTGCACTCCCTGTAGTGTCTAAGACAGCATCTCCGCTTGTAGTTGATGCTGCGGTTAAAGCCCAAATACTTGAAGCATCAGGAGCAGAGGTAAATGCTGGTGATACTACTAAACTGCTTACAGAGCCTGCTGATGTGGTTACAGGTTTTCTCTCTACTCTAGAGTCTGGAGAAAATGCTGTAACTAAACGCGCGTTACTTCCATTACGAAGATTTGAAGCCCCTTCTTGTGTAATTACAAAAGAGAGTAAATCACCATGCTTAAGCCCTGATGTAGAGGTTACTCCATTTATCTTAAATGTTGCCTTTGTTCCTGAAGTTGTGAACCCCCCATAATTTGTAACTGTAATATCTTCATTGTCTCCATAACCAAAGCCTTTATTATTTACACTTACATTTGTAACTGCATTACCTGAAACAGTAACATCAACTGTTAAGTCAAAACCTGAGCCACCTGTAGTTGGTATATTAGTATATGTTCCATTTGTGTAGCCACCGCCTCCAGAAAGGTTATCTAGATTATTAGCGTGTCCTTGAATTGTTTGTCCTGTATAAGAATCCTCTGTTGTATCGGTTAAATAACAGCCTGGCTCAGAGCTAATTATAGTTAAGTAGTAGTTAGTATTTGCTGCTAAAGTTATTGTTCTATCTAAAGGAATATTTGTTGTATTTCGAGTTCCTGTGTTTGAAACTCTACCACTAAACTGAACTCTGCCCCTATCAGCGTCTTGTACTTGAATAACGTCTCCAGGCTTAAGAAAGTTAGCGTTTAAGCCTGTTGTAAACTTGACAATTTCTTTTTGAAGTTTCTCACTAAGCATATTCCATTTGCCATATCGCATAGCTTGACCTTCACTAGTACAGCCATATGCTAGTACTGATTTACTAACTATTTTTCCTCTATCAACGATATCTGGAGTATCTTCTACGATTGCAACATTTTGTCGGTACATTTGATTTGGGTCATTCCAAGTAACTTTTACTTGATTAGTTCTAAGTTTTTTAGATGTACCTTCATAACTAAATGCTCCATCTATAATGTTTCCTTTTGTAAACGTATAGACGGGTTCTTTATCTCTATCAGCTGTTGCAGTAAGTTTGCCATTGTGCCAAAAAAGTATTCCTCTAAACATAGAAGCAAAATCTTTCATAACTTTAAATGCTTGTTGAGAGTTACTTAGATATACATTTGCACTAAAACGAGGCTCTTCTCCGCCCTTTCCATCAGGAACTAATTCATCACAATACTGGGCGATCTGATAAAGTTCATACTTATCAATCTGACTTGGATCAATATTAAACCCTAGCCCATACCTTTTATTAGTCATTAAATCATAAAATACCCATGCAGGGTTATCAGTCCAAACCTTATTATAATTTACACTAGAACGGTTATAGACTGAAGTATCTCCTCTGAATGTACCGTCCCAGTTTTGATAGGTAGACTCATTAGCCCCACTACTTATGTTTCTAGTGTACGAAGCATTTGCTGTACTACTTAGCTCATACCTTGCATTGTAATTTGTAGGAACTTGACATTTTATTCCTTTTATCTCATACTGTCTTGCAGGTAGCGCTGTCGAGCTAAAGTCTGTTGCATTTACGGCTAAAGAAGTGTATGCACTATTTGGATAACTAAACCAGTCATGTACTTGGGCCTCTACTGCATATAATGTAGAGCTGTTCGTATACTGCCAGTCGCCACTTTGAGATAAAGGATTATCGGCAGTTACTTTACGTATTCTAACCCTCCAGTTACTGAATGGCTTATACTTGTCTATAGGAATAATAAACTCATCAAAAAATGCGGACTTACTATATGTAACAATATATCCATTATTTGGAGACTTCCATTCTCTGGTGTTAAAGTTTACAGGACCCCAAGCATGGTGAACTTTATCCATACCTGTATTTGTAAGTAAAGCTGAATCTGTAAGCCCTCTTGTATTAATTTCGTTGTCTGTTGGGCCAACAACTTGTACAGTTTCATAATTTGAGCCATCTCTTGTGTACTCAAAAAACATTTGAAACTCAGCGTGCCCTTGTGCTTTTTCTCCTGCACTATCTGTTTTAATTTTTTGTGCATTAAGTCCTTGAGGAAACTGAATTATAACTTTTACGTTATCTATGTCTCCAGGCTCAACTAGCCCCAAAGCTTTCGTTCCAGAACCTGTTGCAGTAATAATCGTATCATTTGCTTGCCCTTCTGAAGGGTCATAGTCACTCGTAAGTTCGCTATCATTATAGTTACTTGGAATGTTACTAAGGCTTGACCAACGATTATTTTGTTTTATTGCTTCATTTGGAGTGATCGCGAAAGACGCACTTGGTGTTTGAGTTTCTCCATATCTTGGAGAAGGTAATTGATGCCTGTTTCCTGATCTAAAATTTAAATGCACATTCTTGAAGTTTAAGTAATCATTAAATGTTTCAGTAGCAATTCCAGGGGTTGATATTTGTCCTGCTACTGAAGATACAGATACAGAAGGTGCGCTTTCTACAGTTACCTGGCCACTTGCGTATCCATCTACTTTTCCAATATAATCACAACTAATTGTTTTATGTGTTCCTGTTGTAGAAATTGCAGGATGTACTTCTGCTTCATTTCCTGATACAACACGCGTAACTTCCCCCACATACTCAACACCATGAGGACCTAATCCTGGTATTCTTATTAATGGAGCGAGCCCATTTTTCATATTTGAAGATGCAACCATTGCGCTTGTAAAAAAGCTGGAAGTAGTCGTAATTGTTTTTGTATGTGCAGTTCCAGCAGCTCCTGTGCTTGAGCCGTTTCCTGCTAAAGTTGCATGGGCTTTTTGAATTCTTATGTAACGTGTTCCATCAGTTGTGCTATGATATAAACTTCCAAAGTCATTGGGTACAGTAATAGTATCTGAGCCTCCCGTACAAGTAATTCCTGAGGCTGTTCTTTTTGGTTTGTAAGTGTTCCAGTTGCCTTCATCAATTAAACGAGTGCCATCAAGAAAAACACTTGCCATACCATTATCTAATCCATGAATCTCTCCTTCTGAGAGTAAGTCATAGATCATAGCTGATTGATGACGTGCAGGCGAGTTTCTATCCTGTTGCGTTTTTACTATAGGATCCTGTGCTATTTCGTTATCTGTTTTCATTAGTCTGCTACCCCTTCTGATGTTTGTTGTCCTGACTGACTTTGCGTATCTCCTGCCGCACCATCTTGTGTACCTGAACCATCATTCGGATTTGATGTACTCCCTGAGTTACTTCCTGATTGATATAATATACCGTCCCATGAGTTAGGACTATCACTTGCAAAAACAAAACCATTTGTAGGTTCTAGTTTCCAAGCTCCAAAACCAAAGTTAATTGGCGCTCCACCTACTAATACTTTTCCATATGCCATTGGGATCGGTAGTCCATTTTTAATTGTGTTTGCTGGGCCTCCGAACATTGCTCCTTCCTCTTCTTTATCCTTACTTGGTTCTTTCATCATTAACTCATTTATACCTGCTAAAGCTAGATTTATACCAATCATTGCTGTTGTAGAAGCCACAAATGATGCAATCTTTTCACTACTAAACATCGTTTCAGGCATATAAAAAGAAGCTACTATAAGAATAACAGCTAGAATTATTTTTTCTACAGAATTCAACTTTGAACCTTTAGGTACTGGAGTTACAACTATATCTTCCCCCGCTAAGTTTGATAGCCCTAACTCATTTTCATCTAGCGCCTCTCCTGCTAGTTTTACTGAAAATTCCCCCTGTCCTTCATCTTGTCCAAAATACTCCATAAATTCTTTTGGGCAGTTTGCTCTTACGACTGCAAATGCATCACCAATAGTAGGCGCATAAACGTTCCACTCCTCTCCTAGAGCTTCTCCTGCGGATCCTTGTAGTATTAATTTTCTATTCATTTGGTTTTAATATTGTTAAATTTTTATCTGGCAAACTAAAAATGTAAAAGTCTAGATTTAAAAAGTTGCAATTTTGCCGATCTGCAACACTTGGTTCTGACGTTGTATCTGGATGACTGTGAACGATTGCGAGAGGTTTTGATTTTAAATTTATACGCATATACTCGATAGGGTCAAATTTAAAATCATCATCACTTTTTGCAATGTTTGTTACAGGGTACCACTTATATTCGTTATTTTCTAGAACTATTACGCCACACCCTTCTCTTGGGTATTCCCTGTCAAGATGTTCGTATATTTGTTCTTTAATTGTATCGTTTAGCACCTGGAAAACCTCCATAGGGTAGTGTCCATCTATCTACAGTCGCTGCTTTCATGTTTGAGCTTGCTGTTCCTGCAGATATAGGTGCTGAATTATATCTCATAGCGCAAGCTTTTATAGTTTTACTACAGGCATCTCCCATTTGCCAAAAGTCTGTTTCACCTGGAGTATTTCCCTTACTTGAGTGTTTAAGTTTCCAAAGTTTTGCTTCTCCACCTGAAGTGTGCTCGACAAAGGGATTAAGTCTATCATCTGTGTATGCAATGTAAGTTGTGCTTGCACTATATGTAGCATATACTCTTATTCTGTTAAAGTAAGTACTATTATCACTTGGTGTTCCTGCAGTACTTTTTGTTACTGCTTTTGTGGCTTGCCAATACTCAGTAACAGTTTGACTGCCTGTTTGAGTACCGTCTATATTATACTTTATAGCATCGGTTTTTGAAGTTGTATAATACGCATCTTTTGTGAGAGTCGTACCACTTGAAACTCCTGAATAAGCTGTAAATGTTGAACTAGATAAAACTACTCTTTCATCATCAACATTTACCCAATTTTTGTATGTAACATTGTCAATTCTTAGTCTTCCTTGGCTATCAACAGTACAAGCCCCTACTCTATCACTCTCTGCTCTATCCCAGCTTGCTCCTTTATAAAGCCAGCTACAAGCATTTGGACTTACGTGTCTTGCCGGTACTGTAACTCCTATAAGGTCATGAGCAGCGGCGAGCTCAAATACTACAAATTCGGCAGTTTCACTTTTTATTCTATCTATGTAGTACACTTGACTTGGAAACTCTACAGGAGGACTTTGATCCGAGGATTCTCCGTATAAATATTTTTGGAGAGTACTTCTACGAGTTACTTTATTTCCAAGTAAGTCATCATTTGTCAAAGAGCCGATTGCGTCTCCAAAAGTTGTTAAAACGTTTGCAATACTTAAAGTTGGTCTAGCAAGAGCTCCTGTAGTTGATTTTTTAAATCCTGTAACATTAATTGGAAGTGCTTGATAAGTTCGAATTGTAGAAGGGGTTGTTTTATCTCTAAACTGTACAGTTGTTAGATCAGCTTCTAGACCTGTATGAAAGTAAACAGTAGAACCCGTGCCTAGCTCTAGCTCAAATACATGAACTATCGCAGACCCAGGATCTTGCTTTTGTACATCCTGTATAGCTGTATTTACACTCATGCTTCGTAAACTCTCCTAAATGTTGTTGTTACAGAGTAATAGTCTCCATATTCGTATTTTTTGTCCCACTCTTCACAAACTACTTTTATTGCTACTTCGTTTCCACTTTCATTTGTGTCAGGCACAGTAAAAGTGAAGGGGGTGACTCCTCCTTTATTTTCAAAAAAAGCAACGATATCATCAATCTCTGCTTTAGTTCGAGTACTAAAACTTACTCCGTACTCCTCTTTTAAATTGTTAATTCCATCTGCAATTCTTTGTTCATAGCCATCACCAAAACGTGCTATATGCCTTACAGGTGTGGTCTTTCGACTCATTCCTTTATCAGGGCGTCTTACAGTGCTTGTTAAATCAGTAAATCCTATTGCCATTTTATCCTATTCCTCCTCCGCCTAAGGGACTTAGTAACCCTCCAGGAGCTTGTTCTTTTGCTATTTGCTCTGTTACTGCTGCTTGAATAACTTGTCCAAGAGCTCTTCCAGTATCAGCGTCACTTTCAGTAGTTGATCCTTCTCCCATATGTACATTAACTGTAGTATTGGCAGTTCCAGCTAGTCCTTTTCCTGATAATTTTACAGGTATTTTTCTATCTCCTGGAAGTGGAACTACTGCTTCTGTTCCATGTAAAGTTGCTCCATACCCAGAGTTAGGGCCTGAAGCAATACCACCACTATTATAAGAGCGGTATCCTGGGCTGTTCATAATTCCGCCTGATCTAGGGCCCGACTTCCCGCCTGCGGCTGTTTTTGTTTCTAATCCCATCATATCACCCATGGCTGTTCCCATGAGTAAGTTTAATATCATTTGTTTGGCAATCATTTTTGCCATATCTTGTAATATGCTTACTGCCATTTGTTTAAATGCCTGTTTTGCACTCATTGTTCCGTTTATTAATCCTTCTAGGCCTTTTACCATGCCATTTACTAATGAGTCCATTGCTACCATTTTTAACTCACCGAACTGGGTATTCATTGCTTCTAATTGCGCTGTTTCTTCTCTTTGTAAGTTTATTACATTTGTGTACTCTTGAGCAAGATTTTGTAAGTTTGTTAGATCTTCTCCAGTTGCAGTTTTTTGCCTAACTGCATTTTCATTCATTTGTTGATTATAGGTGGATTCGGCTCTTGCAAGTTTAGCTTGCGAGTCTAAAACGGCTTGGTCTTTTGCTGCTTGCCCTCTAAATAGTGAAGGAGATGAAGCATATCCTGCTTGAGTTACTTTTCCTGCTCCAGCAGCTAGTTCTGCTCCTACTGCAGTTGCGATTAAATCTTTTTGTTTTTGTAAGGCAGTATTTAATCTTTCTTGGGCTTCTGCTAATGTAATAGTTTCATCTGCTGCTATTCCCAGCATAGATTTAAGAGCCGCTAAGTCCTCTTGTGTTGTTTTGCCTGCTATTAACTCATTTAGTGAAGCCTGCATTGCTATCATTTCTCTTGTGCCTTCGCTATACTGAGTTTGTTTCATAGAAAGTTCTGCCAGTCTTTTTGCCCTACCTTCTTCTGCAGATTCTATATCTTTTAATGCTTGTACATGGCTGCCATATTTATTTGTAAGTTCTACTATTGTTTCTCTTGCTCTTTCTAAAGATACGCTACTTCTACTATCAATCATATCTGCAACAGCCCCATAAGCAGGATCTAATCTAGAAAGCTCTCTATAATGCTCTGAAAGAGCTTCTCTTGTATCGTCAAGTTGTCCAGTATAAGAGCCTGTAGTATCTTTGGTCATTGCAGTAAACTTCTCTAGTTTCCCAAGTCCGCTATTCCCTGCTAAAAGTTGAGCTTGTGCTCGTGTAGAATCAAAGTTTTTTCCTAAACCTTTCCAACTTGCTTGAATGTCGTTAACTTCTTTTGTGTTTCCTGTGATGCTTTCCGTTAAACTTACTGCCTTCTTTCCTGCCTCTGCTTTTGATCTTTTCTTTTCATACTCAGGTTTCATAGCTTCGCCTCTTTTAACCATACGATCACCACCTGATTCAATCATTTCTCCGAGTCCGCCTAAGCCGAAGAATTTTCCATATTTTGAAACCAAACCTCCAAATTTTTTCATCATATCTCCAATGGCTATTACTATTTTATCGATACTATTCATTGCGTCTTTAATTGTACCAATAAACATTACAAGCATACCAATGAGACCTATAATACCCAAAGCTTTATTCATAACTGCACCTGTACCTTTTGCAACAGTTACCATTCCTGCCATTGTTGCCTTCCAAACAGCTCCCATCGCTTTTGTGGCTGCCATTACACCCACGCCCATTCCTTTAAAGGATAAGCCTATGGCTCTAAAAGTAATTGCACCTTTTCCTTGCATAACTGTCATAGAAGTTGAAAAATCTCTGACTATTTTTATGTCCACTCCTTTAAATATTCCTGTAGTAATAGCACCATGTTTTCTATACTGTGCTTCTGCATTTTTTAAAGCTCTTGCAAGGCCTGCTCTTTGTTGTCCACTCATTACACCGCCGTCTCGTAAAGTTTTTAATCCTGCAGATTGAATACCTTTAAGATCGCCTTTAGCTAGTTTTTGAGCATCTGCTGCTCCCATTGCTGGAGTTTGGTTTAATGTATTATATGCTCCTTTAAAGGTTGACCCCGCCTGAGAAAACCCTGCCCCTGCTGCTCCAAAGTTGCCTCTAGCAGCTATCATTGCTTCTCGAGCTTCATTTTTTAATTGAGTAAAACTTGGGATAACTTGCTTTAGTATTGAAGCTGCAAATACTCCAAGTGCTGCTATTGCGGCATTAGTGTTATTTACAAATACTCCTGCGAAGAACTCAGCTATTGGTGCGATACCTTTAAGAGCATCATCTGATAAGTCTGTTAGTTTTGAACCTAGTTGTCCGAATTGGTTTACGGGTATGTTATCTCCTACAGCTGCATATTTTCTTGCAGTCTGCCCAATAACTTCGTTAAATACAGCTTGTTGTCTTTCATAAGCTGTAAGGTCTTTTGCATTTTTACCGATTGCTGCCCCATACGTAGTTGTTGCCTTTTCTAATCTTAAAATGATACCCAATTCGTCTAAGAGCTCTGGCTCGGCTTTTGTTATACCTTTCAATAGTCTTTGATATGAGTCTGCAAAGTCTCTACCAAGAGCGATTGAGGCTTGTTTTGCTGCTAAACCAATTTGTGTTACTTGGTCAGCAGAGAACCCTGCAGCTACTGCAATTGAAGCAGATTCTGCAGCTTGTTTAAAATCTAATTGAAAGCCTGTTGCTGCTTGTAAGTCTCTTGCAACAGATTTAAGTGCCACACCAGTAGTATTTGCATAAGCTGTCATACCTTCTGCTTGTACACGAAGATCGGAAGCACGTTTAAGTGCTTGGAATGCTGCGTCTACAGCAAAGAGTGAAGCGGCTAGTGTAGCGTACGCAGGGACAAGTCCTCCAGATATCCCTTGAGACATCTTAGAGAAGTTTTTAGTTGAGTTTGACGAGGCATTGGCGGCTCCTTTGAGCCTCCTGTCCATAGAGTGGGCGCCTTTTGCACCCTTATCTAAGTCTTTACCTGCCTGTTTAGCCTTTTTACCAGTTTCTTTTAAACTGCCGTCATCGTCAAACTTGACTCCTACTTTTACTTCATTTTTAGCCATTTACACTTATACCTTTACCTTGCCCTGTGGGCACTTTACTGTCTGATCTTTTGCGATCTTTTGCAATTTCATCATTTCGAGATTGCATTGTTAAGGAGTCGATATATCTTAAAAATAATATAACTACTTTTTGTTCGTCAACTCCTAAAGTATCTAGTAGCACTTTTAAAGCGCTCCAGTCCTTTCCAAGATAGTTTCCTCCTGCCCCATCCCATACGTCTGGTAGCAGTTGATGAATCGTTTGTGCCTGTATCACTTCAAGTGGAAAGATTACCCCTTCCAATAATTTTACTGTGTCAGGATTTGGGTCTCGATTCATCCTTTCCATAATCGCATAATATTCATCTACGTTTTTATATGGAAGGCCTCCTATCTGTCGCTCAAGTAGGCTATATATGTAACCTACTTGCTGTTCGTAAAATTTTCAAGATCACCTACTACTTCTGTTACCCAAGTATCAAAGTCGCTAGAATTTTTCATAAGTATTTCTGCGTTTTCTTGAGTATAGACAAGTTCATCTTGAAGGTCTACAGTACTCGTATCTACAAGTAATAATTGTGATACATATTCATACTTTAAACCTGACCAACCTTTTATCACTGCTTTTACGTACTCAGTAAGAAATAAATCTTCATCCATTGTTTCCTCAAAAGCTCTAGTTTTCTTATTGAACTTTTGTTTTAGAGTTCTATTTCTAAGTTTCATTAACTCTTCTCTTGCGAGATAGGTTAGTTGAACTTTAAAGTCTTCAAACTCAGGATAGTCTACTGTTACTGTTTTCGTTGGAGTTAACAACGAAGAAAGTGATACAGGTTGTGCTGTTGTTGTTTGTTCTGTCATGCTGGTTCCTGTTTAAGGGTTAATAAAAAGTATTGGGGCGGCGGGTAACCGCCCCGATACACTAGTTTACGCGTTAACGTCTTTACCTACAAATTGAAATACTGAGATTTCGTTTGTTGAGTCAAAGTCGCTTGGTAGCGCGTGGAAATTAGTTTCCAATGAAATTACTTCATCAATTGAATGACTTGGTACTTCTAAGTGAGCAGTTGGCATTGTAATTATACAATGCGGAGTGCCACTTCCACCAATATCAAAACTTAAACTAAATGAGTTTTGAATATCAGAAGTTGCCTCTACGAGGTCTTCGTAAAGTTCTGCACTTGATGTATTCCCTGCGTTATCTAGGTAACAAGTGAAGTTTCCTCCAACATTTTTTGTTCCTGTAACGTGCCCTAAAGGTTGATTTACTACTCCAAGAGTTTCTGGTGTTAAGTAAGTTAGGTTGTTACTCATACTGATGTTTCCACCTGTAAGTGTAGTGACGTAAGTTACTGAACTTCCTGAAGGATCCCCAGTTATAGTTAAATCAGATATTCTATTACGAATAAATCCTGTAGTATTTGATACACCTTCCGTAATGAGTGCAGTTGACGATGATAAGTTAAGAGCTCCTTCTTCTGAAATTAGTTTTCCGTTTCCAGACCAATTTACAGTAGCAATTCCATCTAAATCAAAATCAAATGAGACATCTGCGATTGAGCAATCAGAGAGTTTATAAATCATCTGATTAGCTGCGCCTGAATTTGTTTCATAGTTATACGCAGTTGCTGCTTGAGATGCTCCCATTATGAAGAATAAGTCAAAAACACCTACAGTTGCTTTATTTGCTCCTGATTGAACTATGTCTAGATTAGTTGTATCTGTGGTTATTCCCGCAGTTCCAGTTTGTCCAAAAAACATAGCCCATAGTGCTTCTGTTACTTCAGCGTGAAAGCCATCTTGCGATGCTCCACCTGATATACCTCTAGCTTTGCCTGAAGTTCCTTTTACACCGCCTGCTGAAGTATAAGGCATCATGTAAGTGGAAAAACTCCACTCAACTGGTGCATATGAGTCGTTAAACATTGCACGACCTCTTCTACTTGCTCCTGCAGTACTTTGTGCTTCATTCAAAGTAATTTCACTAGTATTTGTTGCTTGAGAAAACGAAAATCCGTCTAAGACAGGTATGTCAAAGTACATATTCTTTGACCCGGCTGATGCCATGGGTATATGTGCTAAGACTTTCGTATCTCGAGAAAAATACAATTTAGTTGCCATTATAGTCTCCTATTTGGCTTGAAAAGCGAATACGTTTGCTTTTGCTAAAGTACTCGGTTTTCTAATAACGCACCTCTATTATCATTTCGCCGATGCCGAGAGGTGCAAGCACTCCTTCGTCAGTATCTATTGATACTACCGTAATTTGTGCGACACCAGCGCTTCCGTATGAATCGGAATAAGTCATTTGATTATTATTATCGATTACATACTCTACATCTTCGAGTAATAAACCTAAAGCCTCTGTTGGGTCTTCTTGATTTACATAACATCGAATTGTAACTGTTAAAAATCTCCACTTTTGTCCGCCTCCATAGTACTCTCTTGTTTCTGTACCTGCGGACATATGTATAGCTGGGTAAGTACTAATTTCGTCCCAGAACTTCATCTGAGGAAATACTTGATTTGAGAGTGTGGTACGATAGTCTCCTGTACCATTGATATCCTTTAGTTTTACAACTAAGGCATCTAATATTTGTGATCGTCTTGTCGATATACTTCTTGTCATTATACTCTCTTAGTCCTTACCAGACCATATCTTGTGCCCATTATTTCTTGAGCTATTTCTCTAATTGTTCCACCTATAATTCTTTTTGGGTCTCTTCCTGGAGTAGCTAGAGGATTTCCGAACTCAGGTTCAAAAACCGCATATGGGTCTTTTTGATAGGAGTACCTTATTTCTACTGATTTAGGCATCGGTACAACTTGAGTGACTTGTGCACTTTGGGCAAATCTACCCGTTCTATTTTCTAGCTTACGAGGGTAAGGCCCCATATTATTTACTACTTCTGCAGGCAAAGACTTATTTAAAAGTTGTTGAAGTCCAATAGGATTCATAGCGCCATCTTGAGTACCTGATCCTTTTCCACTTCCGCTTCTTCTTTTACTAGCTGCTGAGGCTGCTGCAACAGTTGCTATTTTAGCTTTTGAACTTTTTTGTAGCTTTGTTCTTTTACCCCCTCTAGGAGCACTTGCTCTTGATACTGTCTTTTTACCTTTTGTTGTTTCTGATGTTTTTTTAAACTTTCCACTTCTTTTTGTTGTTACTTTTACCTTCGGATTCTTTTTCAACTGTTTAACAATAGGCTTAATAGTTGCTTCTACTACCTGTTCCTCCATTCTTTGACGGGGAGTTTTTCTAGAAGCCTGTGTTTCTGCCCAGTCTGTTGCATTTTTATTTAGAGATTCTACCATTACTTTTCGTATTTCCTCTAAATAATCTGATATTCCGTCAGCATCCGCATAGCGCATTAAACTGTTTTTAGAAGAATGTCCGATAACTATAGCTATTTGTATTTTATCTCTAAACTCTTTTATGTCACTAAACTTTTTATTATTTACTTTCCATTGTACATCAAACCAATTATCATGAATGTCTTTCATTATTTGTTCGTACAAAGGCTGTTGACTGCCTGTGGAATTTAAAAACATTTCTACATCAGATTCTAACTGTCCCGGGCTTGTAGCGTGTAAATTTTCTTCAAATCCAAGTAGTGCTATCGTTGTATCATCTTGTCCTGGATAATCAGGATTTAAGTCTCCTGACGGAAATCCATGTAAACGAAATGGAGTTCGTAGTTGATTTAGTACTCCTGCTTTTCCTGTTTTTGTATTCCCTGCAGTTATACCATTAGCAATACTTTTTTTAATAGAAGGATCTTTTTTAATTAATCGAACTAATCGCTGTCCAGCTTCTTTTAGTAGTTGTTCACTGGCTACATTAAATCGTTTTCTGTTCCCCCAAGAAACAAAACCTTCAAAATCTGCTCCTGTATTTGTAGCAAATCGTATAATGCAGTCCCTGCCTCTATCTTCTACTTCAATAGTATTAGGACGAATTTTAACTTGCATACATTTTTGTATAATATTCTCTCTATTATATGCGTATTGGTATGCCGTATACGTATGCTTTCGTGCTAAAGTATTTAAGGACTGTACTTGTGGCTTGGTTGGCTGTCTACCTGGGTTATCTTTATGCCAGTTTTGATAAGCAGCCTTTTTAAATGCATTTGCAAGTTCATCTTGAATCCAGTTACTTGGATAAACTATTTTATGATCTCTAACTCTGCCAAATCTTTTACGTATTGCATCTCGTTGCTTTGATTCGGGAATCTTTGACTGTAACCAACTAATGGTATGTTTAATAGCCATTATACTATATCTATAATTTTATAAAGGTCTAGTACTCGTTTGATGTGATCTGGAAAACCTATATCATTTCTGATTGAAGTACTACCTTCATTTCTTAGGGTGGTTCCAGCGATTGAACGTTGTGTCTTATATTCTTCTTTTAAGTAGTATGTAATTAAATCATATACTGCAAGTTTTAAATCAGCTGGTACAGCCGAATATCCTGCGTTATATACTACTTTTACTGCTCCGAACCCTTGAGGCCAATAATCGATACCTGTACTACCATCTATCCTTCTAATACGATCATGTTCTGTATCTACATAGTAATGCGTATTGTTGGTTAGAGTCTCGTAACTATCAGCTATTGAGCTTCGTTCTTGCACGGAAGTAACACTAGTGAGTGGAGATTCTGTGACAAAAACCTCCGAAGTGAGTTTATCCTCGACATCAAATATTTCTGTTTTAGTAGCAGAGTAATAATCAATGATAGAGTGTCCACAATATGTTTTAACCATTTGACTCACAGAAGAAACCAAGGTATCGATCTTTGCATCGTCCTTGTTATGATCCATCTGTTTGTAATTTTTGTAGTCTCTTGTAGTAACTAGGTTTGCCATTTTGTGTCCTTTAATAAGTGAGGTGAAACTTGGAGGAGCCTTTACTCCCCCAAGTCACCCAGCATATTTCTTTATACCCGCGTAGCGCGGTGTAAATTAATTAAGAAGCTTTGTACTGTAATGCCCACTTAGAAGTAGCAGCATCGATTAGATCGGTGAAGCCAATTCTTTGAGAAGCAACTAGTACTCTTCTTTGAGCCGCAACTTCGTAGTCTGACTCAACGGTCATTCCACGTAATCTTGGCATAACGTAGTTTCTAGGATATACTGCAACGGCGTGGAATTTAGATACAGCAGGTGTAGCGAACTCGTCACATACAATTACTTTAGATCCAAATACTGTTCCGATTTCCCCAGATATTTTAGTAGCCATATCGCCCACTAAGTTTACATCTTGGAATTCAGCATCTTCTAGTAACTCGAAGTATCCTCTTTGAGATACAACGTAAATTACGTCTTCAGCCTTTAAGCCGTATTTGCCCATGTTCTTTCTAGCAGCTAATAGTTGTAGCGCTGTAAGAGCATCTGATGCAAATGCTGTTGAAGTCTGTGTTAAGTCTGAATCGTTTCTTGCTAAGTGCAAAAGACCTTCAAACGCTGCTCCACTTGTGCCGTAAACGCCATCAGCGTCATCACCAGCAAGTATTGCATTCTCAATGCCTCTGGCATGAGATCTGATCATAGACTCACGAATTAATGGAAGAATTGGCATAATTGCATCTTCTTCAGTTTCGTTGCCTAGGTATGATTGAGAGATCAGTTTTTTGGTTGAAAGAGTTCTTTCAGTCATTACTATACCAGCACCATTCGCAGGATCGTATGCATCCCCTCTTGGGTCTAAGTTACCATGAGGTGCAGATCCTGAAGCTGTTTGGTTACCTGTAAATTCAGCGTAGCCAGCATCTGGTAGGATTGGTAATATTTGAGTTGCAGAATTCATAGCTATTTCCCTAAATAGAGGAGCTAGTACTAATTCGTTCTGTATGTCTCTTTCAATGTTAGTTGAAACAGTTTGCTCAAAATCTGCAGATGAAACGTCAATACCTGACATGGCATTAACTTTTTCCATTGTAGCTATAGCGTGCTTAGTATTAAGCCCTTTACCTGTAGCTTTTCCAAGTAACCATATATCCTCTAGATCACTAGTGAATGAATCAAGGCTTCCGCCCTTCTGTCTTTCACCAAAGATTCTTTTGGATTCTCTGATTTGTTGGATTTCTTCAGATTTCTCTTGTAGTTCAGCTTTTAGGCCTTCTACAACTTCTTCAACGTTAGAGTATTGACTATCAATGCGTTTCTCTAGGTCAGAAACTAATGCTTCTGCTCCAGATGTTCCTGCTTCGATAATAGCTGATACTTCAGCTTTCTTTTCTTCGAGTTTAGCATCTTCGATTGCTTTTTCTTCAACTTCTTTCTCTGCGACGGCTTTTTCTTCCGCTATAGCTTTCGCTTTAGCATCTGCTTGTTGCATCGCAATAGTTGCAGCTGTTTCTTTAGCAACGTTCTTTGCAAACTCTTCAAGATTAAAGTCTTTATTTTCTGACATTATTTTTTCCTTGAAGACAGACGTTATGTCTGTGTTATCTTGAGGCTGTTTAGTAGCCTCGGTTGGTTTGACAAATTGCTTTTTCCACTCATCATATTCTGATTGAGTATCAAAAGACTTCGCCACAGAGAAGGTGGCTGCTTGGTTGGCGGGTACGGATACCACGCTTACTTCAAACAACTCCGCATCTTTAATCAAGTACCCATCGCCGCTTTCCATATAATCTGCGTCTTTGACGCGGAAACCGACACTGAATGCTCTCAGAATACCCTCTTTCACTAAATTTGTTACATCACCAGCACTTTTTGACAGGTTTGCTGTAATCTTTAGTCCCTTTTCGTCAGTCTCTAATGAGGTGGCTCTGCCGATAGGTCTATTGTAATCATGGTTAAAAAGTATAATTGGATTATTTCCAAAATTCTCCAATCCTCCTTTTTCCCATGCTTCTTTATTAATAACATCTCCTGCACGATCTGTGTCGTTAGTGCTGGCATATCCTTTGATATTGACACTTCCATCTTCGTTGGGTTCAACGGATTTGAAAGTTGATGTTAAATTAAAAATCTTTTGCATAATTATTCCCCTTATTTCTTTGCATCTGCCTTTTTAGGCGTCGCAGCTTTTTTGGGCGCTTTAGCAACTTTTGGAGCGACTGGTTCTTCTTCAGAAGGATTAGCCTTTTCCCATTGCTCAGGAAAATTAGTTTTAATCATAGAACCTACTCTTCCCCAAGACCCGAAAGGGCGCTTGGCAATAGTAAATCTCATGGGTGCGTCATCTGCAGCTTTATATTCTGCAGGTGTCATTATTTTCCCTTTTTTCGCAAAATAATCAGCTAGTTGTTTTAACACTTGTTTTTTATTCGCCATTATTTTCTTCCTCTTCTGCAGGTCTACCACCTTCCGATGGATTCGCTGCTGAGCCTGCAATATTAGCAGGCACTCTTAAGTCGTCATGCCCTTCTAACGGCTCCATTCTCATTGCTTCTCTGACCTCGTTTGGAGTCATAATTCCAGTATTAACTAAAGTACTGTAATATGCTGCCGAGTCTTTCAGTTCGGGCTGTAGAGCAGGTATATTGCTCACATCTTCTGAAAGGTCGAATCCAAAGAAACGCTCAAATGCAAAGTTTATTTTTCGAACTATAGGTAGTACTGTTTCTAAGTAGTATAGCCTATGGTTAGGTCGAATATTTGCATTGTTCCCACTATCCAATAGCAATGGCGGTACGCCTATTGCCTGTAGTATAATCTTTTCGTTTGCCTCAATAGCTGCTTGGAAGTCTAAATCTTTAAAGTTTACCTCCGTTAAATTATCTATTTCTAAACCACCATCTAAAATTAGAGGTCGTCTCCCTCCTGTGCTCGGGTTGTAACGGGCTCTCCAAGCAGCTAGCATACGTTCTTTTATCTTCTCACTTAGTGTATTCGGACTTTTTAGTACTAGTCCTGGGACTGCTCCATTCTTAAAGAAGTTGTCCTGAAAGTTTCTCATACTTGCTAAAAGTTGCATCGTTCTGTATGCAGGTTTTAGTCTTGGTACACCTCTATAAATAGAGTTAAAGGAGTTTTCCTTTACGTGTATGATTTCACTTGGTGAGTAGTCGATAATTCCATCGTACGTATACTTGCTCACATATGTCTGTTCGTCTGTCTCAATTGTAACGTTTTCAGCAGGTAAGTGATACATGCCGTTTCCGTCAAAATAAATAAATATGTTTCCATCAATTAATAAATCAATTATCAGATTTCTTTTAAATGTATTTATGTCTTGAAATGGGTTAGGTTGCACGTTTAGTAAGTTATTAACAGTAACTTTTCTAATGTTTTTAACTACTGGACTAAGTCCTGTGACTTTAGGTCCGACATCCATTGGAATCTCTGCAACGTCATCTACAACAATATTTACTGCACGGTTTACTACTTCGAGTTTCTCGTAAGCATCACGATACCTAGTGACAACTTCCCTAGATTCAACGGTCAATCCCTCCTCTCTACCGATTAGGTATTGAGCAGGATTGTTCTTTTCTTCGTCGCTATAGATCTGTGTTTGTCTACCTAGTAGTCGGTCATACCATGCCATGTTTTTCTCTTTGTTTTAGTACCCAACGTTTTTGTTTTTGGGCTGTGAATAATTTGGGTCTTTTTCCATAAATGGAATGTAATCTTAAATGATGATTATGACAAAGAGTTACAGCCTCTTCGTATAGTTCTGCGATATGCTGCTCTATAAACGTATCTCTAACTTCCATTATTTCTTCAGCGGTATCAATGATCAATTTGTTCTCTCTTAGCCACTTATCTAGTAGTTCCGTCATTCCGTAGAAGTGATGAAAGTCCAGATTTTCCGTACTTCCGCAAATTTGACATTCCGTTCCCTTGTCGTATTTTGACTTTGCTTTGTCTCTAACGTATTTGACTAAGTCTCGCTTAAGATTCATTTATTTTTCTCTTATCTTGTATTATACTAAAATACCACGAAAAAGTCAAGAAACATTTTTTCGTAGGTCTGCTTAATTTAAAAAGTTGTTGCTGATGTCTCGAAAGTGTACAGCGCATATCTCAGAGCGTCCGACATGTGAGAGAATCTATCATGTTTTGGCTTCTCTTTCATAAGATTCGGATTTGGATCCCACTGGTACTGGTCTAAACATTCGAGTGTGTGAAAGCACTTTTGATCAACTATAAGTTTATTGTTATCGACTATACTTGCCACTTCACCTATTCCGTCAAGAACAGATTTCTTTGCATTAATCGTAGTTACATCATAGTTCTGTGCAAAGTCAAATCTTGTTTGTTGTGCTGCCGAGTCAATGTATATCCAATCAATATCATGCTTATCTTGTAAGGCACGTATCTGCATTGCGTGTTGTTCTGTTGTTCTTTCTGAGTCTAGATACTCGTCTAATACATAAAAGTTGCCTGAGTCCCAGTCGTATGCAATAACACACAAAGCTGTAGGGTCTTTGTACCCCACGTCCAGTCCTGCAATAACATCCATTTTACTAGTATCTAATTCGCTCAGGTCTGCTACACATTTCTCATAGTCAAATGACCATATCTGTCCTTCATAAGTATTAAAGTCAGCCATGTATTCCTGAGCAAACTCTGCTCCAGACATAGACTTTTTAGCTTCTACAATATCTTCTTCACTAAATCTTGGATTCTCATGATATGTTGCTCTTATTGAACACCATTCTGCAAATTCATCTGAGAAGCCACGATAGAAGAAGTCCGCAAACCAATTATTTCTACCACGAGGTGTAGATATAAAAATTGCTTTGGAGTTATCTTTATCTAGCGTAGGACGTAGTGCTACATTGAAGGCATCTCTACCATCAACAAGTGCTGCTTCGTCAAAAATAATTAGATCATATGATCTACCAACACAAGAGTCTACTTGATTGATTGACCCCATACGAACTGTAGAACCGTTTGATAGTTCTATAACTCTGTCTTTTGCGTTGTCTTTTGTAACTTCTAAATCGAAGTGTCGAATAAGTTGTCTTTGTAAGTCAAATGATATCTGAGACAAAGAGTAGTTAGGTGACATAATTAATATGTGCGTGTTCGGAACAAGCGCTGTAAGCTGTCCGATTATGTTTGAAATATAAGTTTTTCCCTGACGTCTTGATACTGCTCCGCATACAAAACGATACTTAGGGTTGTTGATAGCATTTATAATTGCTAGTTGTGATGCGATAGGAGTAACCCCCAATAGTTCCATGTAGGGTTCTATAGGAAGTTTGATAAACCTATCTTCTGATGTGTAAGAGGTTAATTCAGTTCCCTCTACGTCTTTGCGACTGATTTCTAAAGTCAATGTACTGTTGTGTTATCTAATGAATGAATAATTTGATGTGATTGGGCGAGATGATAGAGGTATAGAAAGCCACCACAGAGTGATGCCATCTGTAAGTTATCAGCGTTGAGCTGACCTGTCTTAGATGCTTCTTTGTCTACTTTATCTAATACTTGTGTTGCTGCATCTGAAAGATTTTTCAGCCAGCTCTCATCTAAATATCTTAAATCTATATCTTCTACCATTTTACTTTATTTGCCCAATATGCTGCGGACATTTTTCCTTTTTTGATGTTTCTTCTATGTCTTGCTTTGAATGAAGCTCTTTTTCTCTTCATTCTAGCTGACTCACCTCTTTTAGGTTTGCCCGCTGTTTTTGCACCTTGCTGACCGAAACGGATAGTTTTAACTTTCTTTCCAGATTTCGCTACTACAATATGCGACTTCTTCGGGTGTCCTGGAGTTCTTTTTGGTTTATTATAACCTCGTACTCCTGCCCTTTTAAGTCTAGAGTCTTTTTTTCGCCCTCTTTTTCTTACTGCCATTTCTGTACCCCGATGCGTAGATTGCTCTACCTTGGCGCTCTGCTGCCTTTTTTGTTTTGTAAACCTTACCTGATTTACCCCAACGATATCCGCCTTTAACCTTTCTTACGGGCACGTCTACGTCTCCTTCCTCTCTTTGCTATAGTTTTTACGTAGGTTGGCTTACCTCCTACTCCTTGCTTCTTAGCTCTCTTTCGAGTAACTGCTGATCGAATTTGACTCTTCGACATTCGTCTTGCTTTTGAAGCAGGAACACATTTAGGGTATTTACCCTTTCCTGCTTTAGGTCTGCCACATTTCTTATAGCCTCCACCCTTCTTAGGTCGAGAAATGTCTACCCAGTTCTGTTTAAACCATTTGCCTAAACCACCTCTAGCCACGACGATACCTCCCACCTGCTTTCTTGTACTCCCTTACAAGATAAGCATTGGCATATGCACTAGGATAAACTGCAAACTTTCTTTTAGTTTTTGCTTTTACTCTAGCATATAGCTTTTTATTGGTAGGTACGTTTCGTTTTTTGGCTGAAGCTTTGCGTTTACGCCTCTTAACAGCCATGGTGCCTCATACCCTTTTTCTTTTTACCACCACGTTTTTTACCTGTTTTCTTAGGTCTTCCACGTTTACTTCCGTAAGTTCCTTTACCACTTGGCATAGTTAACTCCTTTTGCCCAGTCTCTGGGCCCTAGACTTTTTGTACTTTTGGTACTTAGTCCTTTTATTTGATGCTACCCTTGATTTTAAATACTTCTGATATGCTGAACGTCCTTTCGTAGTTCCGCGAGTATTTCTTAGTTTCTTTCTTGCCACTATCCTTCTGTTAGAACAGGAACTCCTAGTATCTCTGCATGTGCAGCAAATACTTGATCAGTACTCCCTTTCTTAAGAATTATGGTTTCTCCGCCTGCCAATGAGCAAGTTCCTAGCGTGGCGTCAGCTGCATTTGCAACAGTAACCAGTCTAACAGTAGTGCCTGAGTTAACCAACCTTACATTGACAGATCCATCAAATGTAGATGCAGCACCTACACTGGTACCACATGCGGCTTGAGTTCCGAGCAATTTTATAGCTCCCATTTATTTCTCCTTTTCTTGCTTTGCCTGTGCTTCTGCTTTAACTTCTGCAAAGGTCTTTGATTTTTCTTCAGCGGCTATCATTTTATCGTGAATATCTACAGTTCCGTCCCAGTTCTTGTCTGAGCCATTTAGTATATTCCAAGCTTTTTTAAACCACTTAGTCATTCTCTTCTAAGGCTTTTTCTGCCTCCTCTTTTGTTTTAAATTTGTGCAGTCTTCCCATAGCATCACGGTATTTCCACATTCCTCTACTTTCGTAAATTTCTATACCAGGTTTTGCTGGAGCCGTAGACTCCTTAGATGGGGTTGCCATTTTAGTCTCGTAATCAACCATCACTACTCCTATAATTATCTTTACGCCTATAGTCTGCTAATGCTTTTGCTATAGACTCCTGTGCTAAAACCGAGCAATGTAACTTGATAGGTGGTAAGTCCAATATCTCAGCTATTTGTTTGTTTGTGACGGCCTCCGCCTGTTCCAGTGTTTTGCCCGTTAGCATATCAACTAACTCGCTTGAGCTCGCTATTGCAGAGCCACAACCGTAAGTCTTAAATTTTACATCATTAATGATGCCGTTTTCTACTTGCAACTGTAGTCGCATAACATCGCCACATGCAGGTGCTCCGACCATCCCTGTTCCTATATTTGGATCCTCGGGGTCGAATCTCCCAACTGAATGTTTTTCTGGGTTCTTTAGTACGTTTTCGAAACGCTTTACTACTCTATCTGAATATGCCATATTATGTCATTGAATAAAAAGTGAAAATAACAGTAGCTAGTCCTATAATACCTCCACCAGCAGCAGAAAACAAAACTGTTTCTAATCTGCTAACGGATTCTTCTACTCCATCGAACCTTCTACTAGCGCGTTTCTCTATTCCTTCTAATTGATTAAATACAGTTTTCCAGCGCTCAGCACAGATAGCTTCGTGGGTTGTAAGTCTATTCTCTATATCTTCGTCCTTTTCCATTATTTATGTGTCTAGTTGCTTTGAATATTAAATTCTATTTATGTATTATACTAAAATATGAATGTAATGTCAAGAACTATTTTTTTATATCTTATGTTTTTTGTAACTTTCTCGGTCCAGACTCAAACAATGGGGCAAAAATCTCTACTGGCTCGTCTTTTCCTTTTACTTTAATTTTGTCCAGTCTTGTACATCTAATTGTACAACCATGTTCCTCTAAATGTTTTAGAGTAAAGTCTGAGAATAGGATTGGAGTATCATAAGTTCTAGTTTGTACTTCGAGTCTCGCTCCTAAGTTAACTGCGTCTCCGACTACAGAGTAATCGAATCTAGATTCACTTCCCATATTTCCGACTATACAAGGGCCAGTATTGATTCCTGTACCTATTACGACAGGTGGTAAGTCTAATCCTTTGTCTTTTAAATCTTGATTTAGCGTCTCAGTTAGTAATTCTATCTCCATTGCGGATTTAAGTGCCATTTCTGCGTGTTTTTCACAAGGAAGTGGTGCGTTCCAGAAAGCCATAATACAATCTCCCATATATTTATCGATTGTACCTCCATTTTTAAGTATAACTTTTGTCATTTCATTTAAAAATAGATTTATAAGCTCTACTAGTCCTTCTGGATCGTCGTTTTTCATGTATGCTTCTGATATTGGGGTAAATCCTACAATGTCTGCGAACAAAAATGTCATTTCTCTTCGATCTCCACCTAGTTTCATAAGCGAAGGGTCTTTTACAAGCATATCTACCATGTCTGGCGACAGGTAAGTACCAAATTGACCTTTAATTTGTCGTCTAAGTAAGAATTGTTTTATAAAATTTCTAAAAGTAACGACTGCCCAGTAGATAAATGCAATAAGTATGACTGCACTTACATCTAAAAGCAAGCCTTGCTGAAACGCGTACCAGCTTCCGTATACTAATCCTCCAATTGTTGCAAATAATATGGGAACGGAAGCATAAATAGATGTAGCAGCAAAAGCTAGGACTAATAGCGCTAGCATGCCTATTCCTAGCTCTGCCACTCGAGACCATGAAGGTTCAGATGGACTGTCACCCGCGATCAGTCCATGAAGTATATTCGCCTGAACTTCATGAGCAAACATAGAGCCATTTGGAGTTGGTATAGGATTTGCTACACCTTCTGCTGTTACTCCAAAAATTACAAAAGTTGCACCTTGTAGTGGGCTCCTTAAATATTCTGATGCTGTTTGTCTATAAAATTTTGTATTCCAAGTAGTCCACACTCTGGCTCTTGGATCTGTTGTAATAAGTGGATACTCTGGTATTCTTAACCATTCCACCCCTGTTTCTTGAGTAGATAATTGATAGCTGATATTTCCAGTACCGACTCGAAGCATTTCGAGTGCGAAAGATGGGTATAGTTTATCGTCTACGCTTACGACGAGTGGAACTCTTCTTACGACGCCGTCTACTTCGGGTGCTGTTGTTATTAATCCTACTCCTGCGGATTGTTCTGCTAGGCTTGGTAGTTGTCGTAAAATTCCTGGATACTGATATAGCCATGGTTGTGGATCCTCTCCTAAAGCGGCCGTGCCTACGTGAGGCCCGCCTTCTGTAGCTTGTGTTGAAGCTGTGTATGCTAAAATAGTTGGTATAGTACTAAGATTGTAAGCGAGTACGTTGTCTTCTGCTTCTCCTCTTAAATCAGGATCTGGCATCAGTACTGTAATGCCTGGTATTGCATCGGTTCGTGTAATAAGTTTTCCATAGTAGCTACGTGGTATTGGATATCCTCCTACTGCTTTTACAAAGTCTTCGTCAATGTCTACAAGAACTATCATCTCGTCTTGTACAACAGGTTTTGTTGCCATGAGGCTATCAAATACTTTAAGTTCTAAAACTTGTAAAGGATAAGGATTCCAGATTAAAAAAGCTAGTAGGCCGAGCGCTGCAAGTATTCGTGTCTTCATTAAAATTTATAGCTAAGGCTTAATCCAATAGATTTATTTTTAGATACTGTATCTATATATACCATATTCATAATAACTAAAGCCACAAACTTAGGCTTGTTGGTATTTTTCCATAACGGTGTTGGGTAGCTTTTATCCAGCAGATAATACGCCCCTCCTACAAGAAGTGTTTTGACTAAGAGTACTTCTCCTTTACTTGGACGAGGTCCAATTAATAAATTACTTTCGTGAAAAGGACATTCTTTACCTAACTTATTTTGGCAGTCAATAAGATCAAATGTTTGCATCGTATCAATAACATTTAATACTACAAACGATTTAAATAACTTTTCATTGACTGGGTGCCAATTTTTCCACTCCGCCTGCCCTAAAGAGGATAGTACTGTAAGTATTAATAATATTAGTGTTTTCATTTCTTTCTACTCCAAATTCGTTCGTGCATATAGTATAGATACATTTTTGTAGCTATTTCAATACTTGCAATTCCCCCTGCAAGTGTCCATTCACCTGTTATTATCCAACTAATAATAAAGGTGTCTGTTGTAGCGAGTACTCGCCACGTAATTGTTTTGAAGACACTTCGTCTTCTACTTTTTCTTAACTTATTCATTGCTGTGTATCAAAGAAGAATGTTTGAAACAATCTACCTGAATATTTATCTGTTCCAAAACCAGGTAATACACTTCTATGGTATAAACTGCCTTTATAACAAACTAGTCTATTATATAGGTTACCAACGAATGCAATTTGTTCCCACTGATCCATAGAATTATCACCTAAAAAGTCGGAATGATTAAAGTCTGTTGCAGAATCTTTTACACCGTCCCACTGATATACACCTGATTCTTTATGCCTGTATATTCCTGTACCTGACTCTGCAGGTGCATCTGGAGACAAGTACAATACTGCCGCCCAAGTTGTGTCATCATGGTGTATCCATGTTGTGGATTCTTCTGTGGTAATTTGATATGCTGTATTATAATCTTCTGGCCAATATGTTATAGGCTTTTTAATTACACTTTGTTCAAAGAATGTTTTTAAATATTGATGTTGTTCTGGTGCTTCTGGGCCTGTTCTAAAACCTGGATAATTTCCTTCAGTAAGAAACTCTCTATTCAAAACAAACTGCCTAACCTCATCAGGGTTATTATAAAAATTATCTATTATAAAGAAGTTTTTATCCATGCTATTGCTGTGTGATTGAAATTGTTTTATTACAATTTGAACTACAATTAAAAGTTGCAGAGTAAGATTGTGATGTAGATCCTGATTGTGTTACGTCTACATCATAGTTGTCTGTGTAAAATTTCATGAGAGCTGTATGAGCCCCATTCCCACTTTGTGTGAGATCTACATCTGAGTTATCGGCGTCTGAATAAAAATAAATATCTGCATCTTTATTTCCAGATCCAGATTGAATTACTGTAGTCGAGTTATTATCAGCATTCCCAACATTGTACACATAAGTGTTATGTTGTCCAGAGCCAGATTGTGTGATTGTAACATCTGAATCGTCCGCGAAGGACAGAATTCTTGCGTATTTATTATTTCCTGTTTGTGTGATTGTGTAGACATTGTCATCTCCTGTTCCTAGTTGTTCGGCGGTATTGTTATCGCCAGTTATGGTTATACTTGATGTATTATTATCTTCATCTTGATCTAAGTAGGCAGTATTATTATCACCATCTATTGCAATAGTTTTTGAGCTTCCTGTATGATTTGACCATACAGTATACATCTTAACTGTATTGCCTGTCCCATCCACATCTGAACTCCATGTGGCATTAGAACAAGTATGTGCAACATACGTACTCCCTGGAACTGATCCATTAGTATTGGCGCCACAAAGGATAGTAGTGGTATTACTACTACCTTCTTGGATACTTGTAATTGAAGTATTATCTCCTTTATAAGTTATATTCAGTGTGTTATTTCCTGCCCAGCTAAGGGGACTGAAAAATAACAATAGTATTATCGCCCGCTCCATTTACTTTTATCTCCATAGGTATGCCTGCTGTATTGATTGACAAGTAAGCTGCTGCGTTTTTATCTAGTGCTATATCAAACGTATTTGTTCCATAGTGGACAAAGTGTATAAACTCTCCTTCTACAAAAGTATAAGTTTGAAGCTGTGGATCGAACCCAGGAATAATACCTTCGAGTTCTACGCTATCCAAAGTTCCTGTTGTACCTTCCTTCTTACTTGCTGTTTCTACTATTGCAAGTAAATCAATTAAGAAATCAAAACTTAGTAAATCAATATCAAGTCTTGTTATCTCTTCTTCCTCCTCTAAAAAATCTCTATCTAAGTCAGGTGCATCTTCAAAAAAGTCCCTATCTAGTTCTGTTCTCGGGCCTCCTTCTTGTTCTGCTACTGCATCTTCTATTTGCTCTGGTTGATTAATAATTAATAAGTTATTAATAAGGCCTAGAGTAAGATTTCCTAATATTACAGACTTTGTAGGTTGTGAGTCCATAGTCTGTACCATAGTTGCTTGAAACGGTTGATTTAATACCTCAACACCTGCCCAAGTTTCTACAGTTATCTCTCCTGATGAAGTTCCATCTTCATTTGGTAAAAGTATAATTAAACTTCTACCTAGTTCATCCACCGTTGTGGTAAAATCTGTACCACGTATTCCAATAGTCGCACTTGGTGTGCGAATAGTAATGTTCTTTTTATCTATCTTGCCTAGTTTGCCAGTTATAAATCTAGCAGTCCCTGATGCCATTTTTAAGGCAAGTTTACTTTTACTCGGATCAGGGTCAAAGATATAGTTATCTATAACTACTCTTGAATGTTCTGTAAGTTTAAGAACGGTACTGTCAATAAACTCTACTGCGAGCCTACCTTGTCCTGTTCTTACTTCGTCAAATGAAAAAATATCTGAAGCTAGTTCGGCAATGAAAGCATCATTAGAATCTTTTCTAGCGATCTCTCCATTACCCTTTAGCTCAGATATTTCTCCAATTTCTGTTGCGTTTAGTGTACCTACTAATAATATTAACAGCCAGTAGCGCATTGGTCAATATTAATTGAACTGCCAGAACCACCGCTACTTTGTAACAATAAGTTTGCTACATTAGTACTAGTAGTATCTGTTTGGTCAATATCGATATCCATTGAGCTTCCTGTTAAGTCTACTGTAATTGAATGGTCTGCACTTCCTGTTTGTGTAGTATCAATATCATTACTATTTCCAGTAATATCCCAGTTGTTTATACAACCAACCACTTCACAAGTAGCATTTATATTGTTACTTGCTCCACTGATTACAAAATCTGTATTTGCACCAGTAGCTGTAGCAGCTGCACCTTGAGTCCAGAATAAGATGTTGCTATCACCACCAGAGGCTGTGTAGTCAAAGTCTGAGTTTGCTACATCACCTGTAGCACCAACTGCAAATGTAGCAGCTGCACTAGATCCTGTATTTGAATACGTCCAGCTTGAACTATTACCTTGCAAAATGCTAGCAGCAATTGTATTAGACGATCCTATCTGATCTATGTCTATAGTCATACTTGTACCACTAACGACTGCTCTTGCAGCACTGGTACCAACTGTATTAGTTGCTCCAATCTGATCTATTGTTAATGTAAGCCCTGTCCCTGTTTGAGTAATGTAAATATCATTATTTCCCGCGTACGCTGTTGATACAAGTAGTGCAATTACACTAATCAGTACCTTCTTCATTATTTTCTCCACGAAGTTTGTCATAATCAAAATCCCAAACTTCCTTTGCCAGGCCTTGCTGTACTAATCCGTAAACCGCTGCTTCGATAGCTGCACGTACTGCATAGGTTACTGGTTCATTATCTGTACTTCCACTTTCTACCTCAACGAGTTCTGTTCCTAGTTCATAGAACTTAAAAACGTCGCCTCCCTTTGATGTGGATAGTATAGTTTTTGTAGCTGTTACATTTAAGAGTACTTCGCCTGTTTGCACAAGTACAGCTCTAAGGACTACAGTTACTTTATCCTCGCGATATTGGTTCTGCATACCTATTCCTAGATACCGTGCACCACTACCGCCTGTCTTTAAATTAGTATCGTAACCCACGATACCCCCTTCTAAAATCATACCTGCGTATAATAAGGGTTTTAAAATTGTTTTTGAATCTTTTCCACCATTGTAACTTTCAAAAGTATTTCTAACAAGTTGTCTTTCTTTTGTCAAGGCATCGAGTCCTGATCTTTCGACAACTACAAACCAGTCACCTTTTCCTGCATCTCTCAAGGCCTCGATAAGTATATGTATTGCTCCTTGAGTAACAGCAGTACTAAAACTTGAGATCATGTCACTTGGCTTTCTCTGCCCTGTTTCATCACCGAACTTATATACAGCGACTACTGTTTTTTGATTTGGGACTGGTAGATTTAAAAGTTGTTGCGCTGCTGTAGGCTCTATAATCGGCCCTTGCTCGCATACTATACCATTACTACATCCTGTGGCATGCTGTATTCCTATAGCAGCACATCCATTTAAACATAGTACTAAAACTAAGCTACGGAGTACATTCAATTAAACACCCTCCAAAACTTCCGATTGGTATTTCAATTTCTGTAGTACTTACCAGTACTCCATCGACATATTCTTCTACTATAAGAGTAATCGATACTCCATTGTTAATCCAAGTCAGAACGTTTCCTTCCAAGTTTATAGAGCCCATTGCCCAAGACTCTGGGTCATCTATATTAGGCCTTGCTCCTTCATAGCTAAATAAAGATTCTGCTATATCCTTTGCAAGTGTAGAATAAATTCTACTCTCTAAGTTTCTTGTGAACTTTGCTAAAACTGTGTTGTCTGCTTCTCTTTCCGCTTCTTCTATTGCGTCTTGTATGTCGTCTTCGATTTTTTGTCTTCGTGTACGTTCTTGTTCGTCTATTGTAAGATAGTGTGCGGAGGTGCCTTGACCATTGAAAGCTGGAGATTTAAATTTATGAGTAAGTTCGCTACCATTTACAAGAGTTGAAAGGGTAACTCCAAGAATAACAATAAGACCAAGTAGAACATAGTATACTGTCCAAACCTTAAACTTCTTTTTCATTATCTTGTCTCTTCTTCTCATTTTCTTGCATTTCTAGTACGGTATTTACTTTTTCTTGTAACCGTATCATGTCTTGGTCTAGTAACCTTAATTGATCTATCAATCGAATGATAGTTAGTTTCATTTGGTCTACAGCGGGGTCGACTTTGTTTAGAATAGTTTGATATACAAAGTATACAAAATATCCCATACCTACTGCCATTACAACAGGGAATCCAAAATCAGATATTAACTGACCGATCTCCATTTATACTACCCAGCAAACTGGATAAACACACCAATAAGGATTTGCGAATCCCATGAACCATA